ATCCACCAATATTACATCCTAAATCGAGAACTACTGTATCTTCATTTAATTCAAAGTCTCCATAATTCCTTATGCAATCTCTTATCATTCTTCTGTCAATTGCATGTCTTACTTTTAAACCACGTAAGTCAATTCTCTTCGCCATTATTTTCCTTTAAGTCATGTTCATTCATTGCTAATAAAGTATAATGCATAATTTTCATTAAATCTTCTCTATTAGCTCCATTCTTTTTACCATATCTTGACGCATATTTTAATACATTACCAAGACAAAAATCTAATCCTAAGCCGCTAGATGAGATTAAATCCATACTTTGTACACCATTAGGTGATGAATAATGTTTTGAATAAGTACTTTCAACATATTTAGTTAACTGTTTTATGTTTTCAGCTTCATTAAATTTCGTATTAGTAAGATTCATAATATTATCAATTTCATCACTTGTTATATTATTAAATTGCATCATCGTTTATCTTTATAAGAGGTAAGTGATGTGAAGTATCATGGTAATTACCATCATGTTTAAATCTTCGTGTAACTGTTTCTTTGGTCAACATACCATTAAGGTTAATTTTATATGTAGTTAGTTCTTGATATAAAACACCTTTGGTGCTTGTTTCAAATGCTGATTTTAATGGTCCTGTTTTCATCTTTTAATAAAATCAATTTCATAATAAGAACCTTCGTAATCAAATGTAATAGTTGAGTGTGAGTATTCATTTGATGCAGAAGACTTTTTACGTGTCTCAGTCTTACAGACCATAGCTGTAGTTGTACCTACTTTGCCTTCAGCGTCTTTAGCACCAATCATAGCACCAACAACAGCGCCAGGAACTCTACCACCATCGTCATCTATAACATCACCAACAACTGCACCGAAGATTGCTCCCCAAAATGCTGCATTAGCAATGTCTGCATTACCTACAGATACTTGCTGGTTCTGACATACTTCAACTGTATATGGTTCTAAATAAACAACTTCACGATAGTTGTCTTTTATTACTGCACTATGTGTTATTGTACCTGCCATAACATGTGTTCCCATCATTAATAGGAAACCAGTCATAAACCATCCAAATCTTTTAATTTTTTCTATTCGTTTTTCTTGCATAAGTTATTTCTCCATTTAAATATAGTTATATTATATCATAAAAACCAGCTAAAGTAAACAGCTGGGTTGCAAATTAAACTGCAACCGCATCTGAAATTTTAGCAACTAATTGCTTAGTGTGTTTTTTGTTTTTGTTGAACTTTTTAAATTCATTCCTAATGTCTGAAATTGTTTCAGTCTTTTTAGGTTCAAATTCAGTATCAACATGTTTTTGTCCAACTTTAATAATGAAATAATCATCGTAACCTTTTGTTTTTGTCCAATGACTATGACCATTTTTTCTCCACTTCTTTATAACCTCTTTAAAGTCAGGGTCATTTCCACCAAATTCAGTAACATCCCAATAACCTTGACCAAATCCAGAAGCATTTTCAGCTAAATGGAAACCAAGTATTTTAGCACCAGTAACTTCTTTAAGTCTAATTAAAAGATTTTTATATAAATCTCTAGTGTTTTCGCCAGCAACTAATTTGCCATTGAAGTTAACTAATGTGTTTGAACGGTGAGTTTTAACATCAGCATGTTTATCATCATTAACGTGTATTGAATCTGGGTAACCATCAGTCAAAATCATTATATTTGTTTTTTGAATTGCATGTTTTTTCTGAAAAGCTTTAGTAAGTTTAGCTGCTAAAATCGTAGTTTGAATAAGTGGAGTTGAACCCATTGAATCGATTATAGCAAGTGCACCACCATGTAAGTAATACTTACGACTTCTGCTATATGAATGTGCTTTAGACAAAGCCCATGATGTTGAAATAGCTTCTTCAAAAGTTTTAGTATTCATATATGATGAAAACATTTCAACAACTTTAATCCTAGTTAAATCACTAAGCTCGTTACCTTTAACTTCAATATCATCTTGAAGTTCGCTACCATACCAATGTGAAGTTGTAAATGAATAAACTTCAAATGGAATGTTAACTTTTCTACAAAACATTGCAATTGTGATTGCTTGATTAGTTACATCTTCAATAATATCACACATTGAACCTGAGTAATCTACGAACATCATAATTCCATGTGATTTGGCTTGTGCCATTTGAGTAGTTGTAAGGAATATGTCTTCTGAAATTTTATATGAATGAAGCTTTAATGGGTCAAGTTTTCCAGACTTTGCAGTCGTAGCTCTTGAATATTCAAAAGCAGCCTTTTTTCTTTCAAAATCTTTAGCTAATAAATTAGCTGTTGAGTTTAATTCAGGCTTTGAAGTAATCCAATCTGCTTTAACTGATTCGTTTGCATAAGCAGAATATTCTACATCTGCTTCATGTTCTGCAATCCATTCCATTCTTGCTGCTTTTGCTTCTTTATAAGAAAATACAAGCTTTTCTAAATTTTCTTCTGTAATACCTGCAGAATATTTAGATTGCTTAGACTCATCACGATCTGTTTTTGTTTCAAGTAAATCTTTTTCATTTTCTCTAAAATTATCATCAGTCCAAGTTTCATGTTTATCAGATTTCTTTTCTTCATCAGCACCTGCTGAATCTGATTCTTCTTCTTCAGTACCGCCATTTGAACCTTCACCTTCTTGGTCCATTTCCTCATCATCTTCAGGAGCAGTAGTACCTTCAGGGTTTTCAGTTTCAACTTCATCATCGCCGTCCATATCATTAGAAGGAAAATCAGCACCTGTACCTTCAGGTTGCTCTTCTTCCTCTTCTGCATTTTCTTCAACAAAAGCATGTAATTTTTCACAAACATTAACAACGTCATCCCAAGTTTGAACTTCCATAGCTTCTTTAATTAAAGGAGACTCTTCATCTGAAAATTCAACTGGAACATAACCTCTACCTTTTGAAGAAACATTAAGCCTGTCCATAAGACCAGCTTTGTTAATGTCTCTATCATCGGTACCAAATAGGTTATCATCAAAAAGTTTAGTATAACCTAATTTGAATCTTCTAACGATTCCAGGATATGTTTCCTGAATCATACGTTCAATTCGAATATCTTCAACAATATTTAAATAAGCTCTAGGGATATGCTTAATTTTCTTTTCAGAATCGTGCCATCCATCAGCTGGAGTATAAAGAGCATGACCAACTTCATGTCCAACAAGTAAGTCATAAACATCTTTTCCTTTGTCAGCCCAAAGTGGTAATCTTAATACTCTATTTTCAACATCAAATGAAGCTGTTGAGTAATTACCATGTTGAACTGATAGGTTCTCTTTAGCTAATAGCTTGGCTAAATATTCTTGAGCAGATAAATTCATTATTATTCGTCCTCCCATTCATCATCAAATGAAGCTTCAATTTCAACTTCAGGCTCAACTTCAGGCTCTGGGTTATTAATTGTAGCATCAACTTTTTCATATAAATCTATAAAAGCAGCTTTAGTATCTTCATCAAATCTGTTAACACAAAGAGCAATTGCTTTTTCACGTTTGTTGAAAATTGAAAAAGTTTGAACGATGTGGCATAATCTGCGAGTTGAAATAACTTCGTCAATACCTTCATCATAAAATGTTTTTCTAATAGCATCAGCCCAGCCAACTAAAAGCTTAGCAAATTCTTCATCAATTGTTTCGAATTTTTTCATATGCTTCATAACAATTTTTTCTTCAGTTTTAATAGCTGGGAAAGTTTGTTCAAGCGTAATAGTAAATCTTTCAAGGAAAGCATCATCAATAATAGTAGCACCTGAGTATCTACCATCTTCTGAACCTTTACCTTTTGTGTTAGCAGTAGCAATTATGTTGAAACCATCTTTAGGTTCAACAACTTCACCAGTCTTTTTAACTAAAACTGGCTTACCTTCAAGAACTCCTTGAAGACACATAATTTTATTAGTTCCTCTATCAATTTCGTCAATCATTAAGATTGCTCCAGCTTCCATAGCTTTAAGAACTGGTCCTTTTTGGAAAACTGTCTCACCTTTGATAAGACGGAATCCACCGATTAAATCATCTTCATCCGTTTCAGGAGAAATTTGAACTCTAACATATTCACGTTTAAGTTTTGCACATGCCTGTTCAATCATAAATGTTTTACCATTTCCTGAAAGTCCAGAAACAAATGTTGGATAAAACATTCTTGACCTAACAATTTTTAAAAGTTCTGTAAAGTTACCCCAAGCAACAAATGTATCATCAAAAGCAGGAACATAAACTTCATCATTTGAAACTGAAGCAACCGCAGTGCTAAATGACATTTCAGGGTCTTTTTTAACTTTAGCTGACTTAGGCATTAACATTGATAAATCATAAGTACCTCTTGAAACTACTGGGCATTTTTCTCTATATTTAACAAATGTATAAGCTGACCTTGGATTTTCTCCAATATCAGATGCAGCTTTTTTAATTTCGGTTGTTGTAAAATGAACCCTGCCTGGGTAATCATTCATTAATTTTTCTATCGCTTTATTCATAATATATATTTTTTCCTTTTTTTATTATTTAATAGTACTATTATACCATAGTTTGACGGTTTCGTGTAAGAACTTATGGGTCCAGAACGAACGAGTCAGTAGGCCAGGTGAAAATTTATTTAAGGATATTTTCAATGGATTTTTGATTAGTTTGTGGAAATGAGATTGTAATTGACGTTCCCGGTCCATAAGGAATTGGGTTTAACGTTATAAGTTTAGCTGAAAATTGTTTTAGAAAATCCAATAAATCCCAAGCCGTTGTATTAGGGTCGATATCATAAGTTTTTGTTATAGTCATATTTTGGTTCCTTTTTTATTTTAATAGTACTATTATACCATAGTTTGACTGCTTCGTGTAACTAATTTCGCATAAAGTACCATTTAACTATATAAAGGCTGTTTGATAGTCTATTTGACTACATAAAGGCTGTTTTATAGAATATTTTTCTAAGAGATATAAGAAAAATTATTTTTCTTGATAAACACAATTTTATCCTGTAGCTTACTTTCGAGCATGTCAGGTTTATGTGATATAATAAATGTATTAGTCCCTTTATCTAATGTCTTTAAAATTTTCATTAGGTTATCCACACCATCTTCATCAAGAGATGAATCAAATGTCTCATCAAGGATTAATAAATTTGTGTTTGTAGAGTTCTTCATCTTAGCTATTTGTCTCCATGCAAATAACAAACTTAAATCAATTCGCATCTTTTCACCTTCAGAAAAGTTATCATATACGAATGTATCTCTATGTCTCGATTTAATTGATTCTTCAAAGCTTTCATTTAAATGAAATGATACAAAGAATTCTAA